GTAGCACAAAAATTGGTTGAACAATATTTGAAATAAAACAAAACAATATAATATGAAAAAAGTAATTTATTTTAAGGAAGGAAAAGAATTAGCATTCTATCAACAAGACGATGAGGTCTTATTTACAATTGACCATGGAGATTGTCCTGAACTATGGCATTCAATCACTATGAGTGAAGTTGAAGATATGGTAATGGAACTTACAAACATTTTAGAACAATACCAAGATGAAAGACCTGACTAACATACCAGAACGATTCCACACCCTGTTTTTAACCGACTGGTGTAATGGAGAGGAAAGTGAGATGAATATACTTCAACGAAATGATTTGGCGGTCTTATATCTCGAATATAACAAATGGGATGTTCAACGAATGATTGATTCCAAAAAAATAGTTGATGATACTATTGTCGGATTCGAAAAAGATTAGTATATTTATTTTAGTCGCAATATTGATTCTAATGTGACCGTCTTATGTTTTGTATTAACCCCTACTTATCGCTCATAGTAGGGGTTTTTCATTTAGTTCAACCAAGAGCATATTTATCAAGATAAAATACAAATATGAACGACACGATACTATTATTCCTCTCCAACGCTCTAACAGGAGCAGCAGCTTGGTTTGTTGGAAAAAGAAAGACCAGCGCTGAAACAGACAACATAGTTCTCAACAATTTAGAAAAATCAGTTAATATCTACGCCGAACTTGTAAAGAACCTCAAGGAGGAAATCCATGAGTTAAACAAGAAGATTCAAGAATTGGAAGAGAAGGTAGATATGTTGATGAAAGAGAATAGAGAACTCAAAAGTAAAAAATAAATCAACATTCACAAATGAATATTCAACCCCTATATTTAATTATATGGGGGTTTTTTTATTATAAAACTAAATAAATCATGGAATTACGACAGAAAATAGAAAGTTATTTCAAACTGACAGAAGAGGAAAAGGGCTTGGTATTGGTTGAAATAATTGAAATATATAAGACACAAAGTATAAGAGAGTATCAAAGTAAGATTTCAATTAAAGAATTGATTGATATTGATATTGTGATGTATACAGATGAAGAAGAGTTTGAATTAGTCCAAGCACTAACAGATATCAGAAACGCAATAAACGAAGTAGAAGAAGAAATTAAAAAAATACATGGGCTGTAATTGTAAAAAATCAGGAGCAAAACAAATCGTAAACAATCTCAACTCACCTGACCACATCGCATACGCACAGGAGGTCTATAACAGAGTTATTTTGAGTGGGGATATAACAACATACACCGACATAGATAAAGTCGAAATTATAGGGGCGTACGCAACTCTATACCCATCTTCAAGTCAAACACCGACAGTTGAAGATGCCATCAATAAAATTAGAGAGGGAATTGAACTCTTTAACGTAAAATATAAAAGATAATGGAAGCACCAAAAAGAAAGGTCGGGAGACCAAAGGCAGATTACAAACTACCAAATGGGTGGCAACAACTCATAATTGATTCAGGACGACACGGAAGACACATCACAGATTTCCTAATCATCTTGGGAGTTACATGGGACCAGCACTACACCCTGATGGAACGAGATAAAGAATATTCCAAAATCGTCAACGAATACCACAAATATTGTGAACAATACTGGTACAATTTGGCATACGCTGCGATGTCAGGAAATGGGGGAGCACACTTCAACTCAAGGTTGTGGAGTTTGATTGTTCGTAATAAGTTTCCAAAAAACTGGTCCGAGTCAACCAAAGTAGATGTAACCACTCAAGGCGAGAAGATTGTGGATGACAAGAACATCACCATCGAGATTGTAAAACCAAAGATGAATGATTGACCAAATCTATAATGAGAATTGTTTGGATACTATGTCCCGTATGGAAGACAATAGTATTGACCTGGTATTAACCTCACCACCTTACGACAATATGAGGCAGTATGGTGGGGATAAGACCTATCACCAACGATTAAACCAAACAGGGTTCTCATTTCAGTTTGAGGAAATATCACAGGAGTTAGTTAGAGTTCTAAAACCAGGTGGGGTAATAATGTGGAATATCCAAGACCAAATTATTAAGGGAACAAAGACGGGTAATTCTATGAGACAAGCACTCTACTTTATGGAACTTGGATTGAACCTACACGACCATCTAATTTGGGAAAAGACTGGTACTCCATTCCCATCACCATATCGTTATAGAAATGTGTGGGAGAATATGTTTATATTCAGTAAGGGAAAACCAAAGACCTTTAACCCAATCCTGATTAAGAATAAGACAGGTGGTCGTATATGGGATAACAGGAGACAAAGAAACCACGAGGGGATATTGGAGGAAACCCAAAAGGTCATCAAGGTTAAAGAGTTTGGGATTGATAAGAATGTTTGGTTGATTCCAAATGGATATTCCAACTCAAAACAATTCAAGGGGGCAGAATCACACCCCGCAATATTCCCTGATGAAATGGCAAGACGACATATTGTCAGTTGGACTAATGAAGGCGATATTGTGTATGACCCTTTTTTAGGTTCAGCAACTACGACAAGAGTAGCAAAAGAATTAAACCGCAGATGGATTGGTAGTGAATTACACACACCATACTTTGAGGTCTGTAAAGAAATAATGAAATAAAATAATATGGAACAACACTTATTAAATGGAGATAGTGCGGAGGTACTAAAAACACTCAAAGATGAATCAGTAGATTTATTGGCAACAGACCCACCATACGGGATTGAGTTTATGGGTAAGTCATGGGATAAAGTATTACCACCAAAAGAGATATGGGAGGAATGTTATAGGGTATTAAAACCTGGTTCATTTATTGCGGTGATGAGTAGTCCTCGTAGTGATGTATTGTATAGGATGATTAAGGACTTGGAGGATGCGGGGTTTGATATGTCGTTCAGTCCATTACTTTGGACTTACCATACAGGGTTTCCAAAAGCGTCAGATACAAGTAAGATGATTGATAAAAGATTTGGAGCAGAGCGTGAGGTTTTAGGTGTTAGAACTGATGGTATGAAAGATGGTGCGATGAGTGCTGATAAGGGTTGGAATGATAATAATATGGGTAAAGAAATACCAATTACAGAACCAGCAACAGACCTGGCTAAAAAATACGAGGGTAGTAAATTAGGATTCCAACCAAAACCTGCTGTGGAACATATCATCATCGGTATGAAACCACACGGACAAAAAAGTTATATTGATAATGTGTTAAACTTTGAGGCATTACCTGATAACATCAAGATGACATATCCATTCCTCCAAGTTCCAAAACCAGCAAAGAAAGAAAAGGACTTTGGTATGACTGGTGAGGAAAAGAAAAAACCCCAAAGAGATGAGGGACAAGAAAAGTTTAATGTTCCACAAAAGAACAGACCAACCACATCAAAAAACATACACCCAACAACCAAACCTGTTAAGTTGATGTCCTACATCATTACCTTATTCACAAGGGAAGGGGATTGGGTTATTGACCCGTTCTTGGGTAGTGGAACGACTGGTATTGCTTCCAAGTTGTTAAACAGACAATTCATCGGTATTGAACGAGAAGAAGAATATTTTAATATCTGTGAGGAGAGATTATCTGTTTCACGTGAAACGTTGGTAAAGTTCTTTAAGGATAACAAATGAGATATTCCAAAGGTATAATGTGGTTGGACGATTGTAGGATACCGTTTAACGCAGACGATAAGTTTGATATTAGAAGGTATAATGAATATCACGACACATTTAGTTCTTATGAAGATAGGGGTTCAGCAGATGGTAAGTATGTTGTAAATGAACCGAACCAACAAGGTAGATTTACACCCAACCTACTGGTATGTGATGATATGTTAAATGATGGTAGTGTAAGTAAAAGTCAAAAAACTAATGGTGTAAATGTTGGTAGATTCCCAAATACTATTAAAACTGGTGTTGAATATCAAAAAGAATATGAAAGGGGTTTTACTGATAAAGGAACAAATAGTAGGTACTACGACCTTGATAAATGGTTTGATAAAGTTATAGATGAAATACAGTAAGGGTATAATGTGGTTGGACGATTGTAGAATACCATTTGAGGATACACAGAACCCCGCCACTAATCCAAAATATAGATTAGAAGGAAATTATAAGATGCCTGAAAAAGGACAGATTAGTGAAGGTTCTATTACACAATTCCGTAGTTCATTAAATGAGATTGATGTGAGGGGTCGTTTCACCCCCAACTTACTCGTATGTGATGATATGTTAAATGATGGTAGTATTAGTAAGTCTGGAGAATACAAAGGTGAAGGTAGTAAGAGTGGTGGTATTTGGAATACATCAACTGGCAAACCAGCAGGTGTAGAATATGGTGATAAAGGAACAAATAGTAGATACTACGACCTTGATAAATGGTTTGATAAAGTTATCAACGAGTTATGAACATCCAAACCACATTAGTATTTCAACACATATTACAATCTGATGAACTTGGAAAAAGGATTGTGGTGGCTCAAGGGGGTTCTCGTTCTGGTAAGACCTTCAACATCCTAATCTATTGGGTCTACAAATTACTCCAAGAGGAGAACAAAACTCTTACGATAGTCAGGAAGACCTTACCCGCTCTAAAAAACTCTGTGTTGAAGGATTTGGTTGTTGTGTTGGAAATGTTTGGGAAGTATGACCCAACCAAATGGCACAAACAAGAAGGATACTACGAGTTGGGGTCAAACATCATCAATTGGATTTCTGTGGATGAACCACAAAAACTACGTGGTAGTAAAAGGGATTACCTCTATTGTAATGAAGCAAACGAATTAAAGATTGAGGACTGGAACCAGTTAATCTTTAGAACGACAGACAAGGTCATCTGTGACTTAAACCCATCAGAGTTATCATCGTGGGTTTATGACTTGGAACAAAGGGACGATTGTTATTTCTTCAAATCAACATGGAGGGACAACCCATTCATCGATGACAACATCATCAAGGAATTGGAATCACTCAAGGAGAAGGACGAGAACTTGTACCGAATCTACAACTTGGGTGAAAAGGGTATTGCGACCCAAATGGTATTCAACAAATACAACACCATAGAACACATCCCTGAAGGATTGAAACTATTGGGTAGAGGAATGGACTTTGGTTATAACTCACCAACAGCATTCGTTGAGGTCTACAAGGACGGAGATACCCTTTATATCAAAGAACTCTTGTTTGTTAGGGGTATGACCATGCCAGACATAATACATCGTTTAGAAGGTCTTGGAATTGATAAGACAGATACGATTTGGTGTGATTCAGCATCACCACAGAATATTCAAGAACTCAAGTCAAATAGATGGAATGCCAAACCTGTCAATAAGAGGTCAATTCTACACGGGATTGATTTGATTAGAAGACATCATATCTTTATCGAGGCAAACTCAAAGAACATCCTACAAGAGTTTGGTTCATATAGGTTCAAGGAAGACAAAGACGGGAACTTATTGGATACACCAGAAGATGACAACAACCATACAATCGATGCCATCAGGTATATATTGGAAAGTGAATTAAATAAAAAATCAGGAAAAATAACAATAGTATGATAGATTTAGTAATAGACGAAAAAGTTATCAACATACCAGATGAAATGACGTTGGGTATGTATCAACAAATAAACCAATACCCCGAAAAATATAAGAATCCACTTCAATTGATTAGTTTGTTCACAGACCTAACCATCCATGAATTGAAGAACCTAAAGAAAGAACAGGTTGAACTGATTGAGGGGTTTTTATCAGGTAAGGTGAAATATCCTGAAACAGACAAGATTGTCCTTACATTTGAACACGAAGGTATTGAGTACGGATTGGAGAACGATTGGTCAAAACTAGCATGGGGAGCATGGGTCGATTTCGAGGTATATTGTGCTGATGATAAAATCTATGAAAACCTACATAAGATTATGGCGGTTCTTTATAGACCAGTAACCCACAAAAACCCAAAAAACCCACTTAAATATAAAATTGAGCCTTACAAATCAGAGGAGATTGAAGACAGAGCAGAAATCATGAGACAAGTTCCCGTGAATATTTGGCTCAACGCATCCCTTTTTTTTTTGGAAATCGTAAACATATACATCAATTCTATTCGGGATTCTTTGAAATTGAGGATAGAGATACAACAGAGGACGATGAAGTATTGGATGAAGATGCCGAAGTGGTTGAAAAAGGTGCTACCGCTCGATTCTACTTTACCCTCACTTACCGACTCGCAAAAGAAGATGTTACAAAGTTTAACGAAGTAGAGAACATGAACCTATATTTATGTCTTAACACAGCGTCTTTAATGAAGGAAGAAGCAGAAAAACAAAGAGAAGAAATGCGTAAGATGAAGAAGTCAAATCATATCGCTTAAACCACATATTATTTATACACGATGAGTTTTCCACCAAATACACCACAATATATCGACTATCATAAAATAATTCAATTTATGAGGTCGGTTCAATTAGCATCTCCAAGATTACAAAGTTTTGGACATGGTGATATTGTATATTTTTCACAAACACTAACTGGTGGAACAGCCACCTACCCATATATGTTCGTAACTCCATTAAACATCAGTTACGATGAGAACATTACAACATACGAATTAAATGTGATATTTGGTGATATCGTAAACACAGACCTATCAAACGAGATAGATGTGGTTTCAGATATGTCTTTGGAAGCTCGAAACCTCTTATCACAGATTTGGAGGGGTTCATTATTCAATCAAATAGCAACAGTTCAGTTACCATCGAATGCTACACCATTCCTTGAAAGATACAACGACCATATTGGTGGGGTTGCTTTAACCCTATTGATTACGGTAATGGAGGATATGAATGCTTGTCCTATGTATGACTTACCTGAACCAACAGCGACACCGAATTGTGAGACACCAACCATGACACCAAGTAATACTGCGACACCAACGGTTACTCCTACAAACACAGCAACCCCTACAAATACACCATCAGGAACACCAGTATTAAGTCCAACACCTACGACCACTTCAACTCCGACACAAACGGGAACACCGACTCAAACTCAAACACCTACAAATACTTCAACACCAACGAATACTCCTACTTTAACACAGACACCTACCTCATCACCAGTACCAGCACCTTTATCATTCTTGGTAACTACAGGTCAAAGTATCTATGAAGCATTTATTTCAAGTGCCACAACAACACTATACACGGCGGATATTGGAAATTGTGGGCCTTGTACTAGTGGTGGAATAACTTGTTTACCTTGTATTACCACAAATCAAGTTTTATATCTTGACCCATCTTTAACAATTTTAGCTCCAAATGGATTCTATACAAACGAAATGTCTTCAGGAAACTATGGAACGATTACAGTATTTGGAACTAAAGAAGTTGCTGGTGGATTCTTTGGTGGGGCACCAAGTCCTCCATCACCTCCATCAGGTTCACACCCTTATACATTTACAGGATATTCTGTTAATGGAACTTATACCACAGGTTGTAACGCAAATCCATTATCAGGTGGAACACCAATAACATTATATGGTGATACTGAATGTTTGGACTTGAATGGTTATTTGTATAACGTAACATCAGGGACTTCAACAACTAACTTATTTGGTTCATATTACTTTAGTTTACCACAAGCAGGCCCAACTTGTGGAGGCCCTGGAAATATAATATTTAACTTGGATAAAGATGGTCGTGTATCAAGATTTTACCAAGGAGCAACAATTTGTTAATGTATGGCAGAAATTGACCAAGCAGTATTAAATGAGATTGCCGAGTTATTAACAAGGTCGTGGAAAAACCAACTTGAAATACCAAGGCTCTCAACTCGGTACGGAGGACCAGGAATACCAGGAGCACCCAAAAGGGGAACATCCCCACCGATTGCTTCAGGGAACTTGATTAGAAATATCGAAGCCAAGTTTGTTATGAACGAAGCTACAGGATTTCCTGAATTGGTTATGGAAATGCCAATTGAAGGTGAGTTCGTAGCTGAAGGTAGAAGACCTGGTAGATATCCACCAATCGCACCCATCGACAAATGGGTTGTACAAAAAAAGGGTATCACAGGAGCAAGGGATTTGAAGGGTAAGTTCATTAAACGAAAAAGTTTGGTATACTTGATTAGAAGGTCAATCGGGTTATACGGATACGGTGGAAACAACTTCATACTCAAGGGATATGAGGAAGTGGCACCACAAATATTTGATTTATATGGAGACGCAGTTGCTGGATACATACAATTCCAATTAGACCTATTTATTGAAAAATTAAGAAAAGAAAAATGATTAACTTTATTCATACCCCACCAAAGTTTTCACCTGTCTATACAGATGGACTTGTTTA